CAGACGTGGGAGCGCATTTTCCATCAACCACAAAGTGACTACGACCTTTCCTTCGCCCCGACTTGTTCGGGGTTCGCGAAGAAGGTCAAGTTGCTGCTAGGGAATTGCCCCGCAGAGGACCAGAGTCAGATCATGGCCTGGCAGTCCATCAAGAAGCTCCTTCCCGACTCTTGTCGGTGTATGGAGGCCACGATGCTGTCAGACCTGAAGAAGACTCTTTCTCGGCCCCCACGGTCACTCCCACGAGGTTATCTCCGGTTCGTTCAGCAGGAAGTGCGTAAGCTCTTCCCTGTCGGATGGGACCGGGGCCTCTACGAGGACCACGTCGTCGTCACTTCACCTCCTCTTTCCTCAACAACTGAGGCTCCCCGATCCCAGGGCGGCTCATTGGGATCCGGCATGGATCATGCTTCATTCATTCAGGCTTGCCTGGATGATGTGGAGTTTGATCTGGATTGCCGCGCGAAAATGATTGTCGTCCAGTCGGCTGGTAAGCCCCGCGCGCTGAGCAAGTTTTCATCTGACGTTCTTTGTCTACGGCCTCTTCACAAGGCTATTTATGACAAATTATCCAGACAAGCTTGGCTCAACCGGGGCGATGTTACCACCGAAGGATTGGAGGGTTTTAGGTATGTTGAAGGGGAGGTCCTCACCTCTGGTGATTACAAGTCCGCCACCGACAACCTCAGTATCGAGGTTGCCGAGATGATCCTTGCCACTATTCTGACTTCTACGGTTTCTGTACCGCAGTCGGTCATGAAGGGCGCGTTGGACATTTTGCGGCCTAACTTGTATAACCTTGAACACTCTCTAGATTTTGTCCCTCGTGTCGGGCAGATGATGGGTTCTTACCTCTCCTTTCCACTTTTGTGCATCCAGAATAGGATGGCATTTTTGTGGGCCGGCGGGGGGAACCGTCCTTGCCTGATCAACGGTGATGACATACTGTTTCGTTCCGATCCCGAGTTCTCTCGGCATTGGATGGAAACAGTCGCATCGTTGGGACTTGAGGTAGAGAGGACTAAAACGAGTGTGTCGGCCGAATTCGGCTCTTTGAATTCTACCTTAGTAGTTCGCGAAAAGGAAAAATACAAGGTTCGCCAAACGATTCGGTTCGGCATGCTTAGGGAATGTGATGACATCACTTCACTCTGCAAGACTTACGAGGATTTCCTTCGAGGAATCCACGGGCCCTCCAGGTTCCGTGCTGGTTTTGAGTTTTTTAGGTGGCACTTGCCATCTCTTAAGGCTTATCGCGTTAGCACGTTGGAGCTTGGTTTCCGTGGTGAACTTGCGTGGCGATTGACTCGTAAGTGGAACCTCCGTTTGGACCGACCTTCTGAGGTCTTGCCGATCCTAGGTCCCGATCACAACGTAGTCGTCCCTCGAGATGGCTGCACTTTTGTTGATCCGGATACGGTGAGAAAAGACGATAGGAAAGTTAGTGCAATGGAGCTTGCGGCGTGGAAGTGGGGCGTGGAATTCGCTTCTCGTTCTCGGAGGTCCGAGCTCGAGTTTAAGCTCAAGCTTTCTTTAATAAGGCCTGATCGTCCTGACTTCTCTCCTTACCTTAGTGGTTTTGGAGAGCGGGCCAGGGTGACCAGGCCGACCTGGGCCGAAACTCGGCGCCCTTTTCTCGTTCCCCGTGAAGTCCGGAAGGATTCCTTTCCTCTTATGATAGAGGTCGAAGAGGAGCTTCCGCCTTACTCGGAGCATGAGAGTGAGACGATTCTGATAGACGTCAAGAAAGACAAGTAGTGAGCAGTCGCAGTCCGC